CCCCTGTCAGCACGTTGTAGTAACTCAGTCCGTACAGTTGAAGCCTTAATCCAATCTACGAACTTGGAGTCTTGGATGACTTCAATGTAGTCTGGATGTTCGGTAGAGAGTGTCCGCATAACTTCTTGCTGACTTTGCTTCTTGAGAAGCTCTCTCATCTCCTTAACTGTACCGCTGTTCTCTACTGCGCGGTTAACAGAATTAGTGGGGTCATTGAAAAAATCTAATTCTTCACCCGTATCTTCTACTACTTCATTTCCTGCTTTAGCCTCATTCAACTTTGTCTTGAGTAAGTCATCGACAGCTTTTCTTAATTCACCTAGCTCCGAACCTTGACGACCAGCTAGCTTCTCAGCTTCTTGGTGCATCGTAACAACGTCTTCCATAGACTTACCTGCGTACTTATCGGGTAAGGTGTTGCTTACTTCTTGTGGTTCTTGCTCTGGCTCTACTGCTTCCTTAGCTGATCCCTTTGCTTCGGAGTTATCAATATCACCATCAAGGTCAATCAGTACATCATTTTCTTCTAAGTCGATTTCTTGTTGTTCAAGTGGGTCTATAAGTCTAGTCATTTAATGTGTATCTCCGTACTTACTTAAAAGTATTATGGAATGTTGTATTACTTTAAACCCCGGCTCTCATGCTGCCTAAGCCACTTAGCATCACCAGATGGAAAGGTGTTGTTAAGGACAAAGTTGCCTCTAGAGGTTATCCGGGTACTGTCTTCACCACAAGTCTTACAGCTAGATACTCTGACTTCTTCATCAATGTACCTAGATGTTATGTGGCCCTCTGTACAAGAGAATTCATAAATACGATTAGTCATCGCCTAATGCTTCCTCTAATACAATCTGGTCGTAGCTATTACGGATTCTATCCTGGAATGATACTAACCGTTCTAGGATGTCTAACTTGCCTTGGGCTATATATAGAGCTTTAGCATCAGCTAAGTCCCTAACCTTGATGTCACCTGCGGAGTTTTCTAAATCCTCCACAAGCTGCTTCCAACCAGCCATAGCAAACAAGTCAAAGAAGTTCTCGTAGTAGTCTTGATGTTCTTTATTCATAGTTACCCTTATATTATAACATAAAGGAATAGGTACGTCAATACCCATTCCCCAAAGTTATCTATTAGTGTTTGACATCTGTAGTTTAACCATTTCTTCCTTAACATCTAGCTCTTTCTCAGAGAGCTTCAATTTAGCGAACTCAACCATTTGCTCAAAGTCCTTAGTGGGCATAACCTTAGCCATTGCAGAGATACGTCTAGTCTCCTCTTCAATAGGTAGCAGCTTAGTCTCAACAAGGTTCTGCTCAATGCGTGACCGTACTTCAGCTGTCTGTGCTTGTATGTTCTCTAGGGTGGCTTGAGTTGTAGCCATCTGGAGTTGCTGTGCCATCTTCTGCACTTCTTGCTCTTCTGGATTAGGCTGGTTCATCTGTTCTATGGTTGCCTTGAACTCATCACGGTTAGCTAAGGCCATGCTGTCAATAACAGCTAGGACAAGCTGGTTGTACATTGGTGAGCCTTGGGGCATAGTCTGTAACAACTGTACCAGCTGGGTCACTTCATACTCACGGGCAATGATACCCAAGGTAGAGGTAACAACAAACTTATAATCCTTAACAGGGTACAACTCTGGTACGAACTGCATATAGCGACAAGCTGACTTCTCAATCATAGGGATTAGGAAGTTCTCTTGGAAGTTAATCAACGTGCGCTTGTGACGCTTGATGATAGCCCCCAGGCCCATTGAGATGCCCGCTGCCGTCCCTTCTCCGTTAATGGATGCGGGGATACCAGCTGAGTCTATAGCTCCTGTAGACTGCTGTACCATCTGTTGTAGCTGTGCTGCCTGTGAGAACGTAACCTGACTGATAGCACCAAAGTTAAATGGTTGTAGTATCTCTGCTGGGTTACCGTTAGTCAGGATAGTCTTACCCGGACGTATATCTAACTTAGCACCTCGTGGCATCCTGCTGGCGTCCACTGCCATCATAGGGTGTACTGTTAGGGCTAGGGCATCTACCCTTGCTCTTAGCTCTGTATCTAGAGCCTTCTGAGAGTTGTATGCTTTCTCACAGATACCACGACCCCAGAAGCGTGAGGGTACAATGTCCCAAGAGAATGCAACTACTGGGCGGTCACCCTTCATGTAGGGGTTCTTCTCAACCTTGAGTATAGTCTCACCATTGGCGATAACTACAATCACTTCTGTGTAGCTGCTTGTGTCTTCATCATCTACCAAGGCATCTACTTCCACTGGTTCATCTTCATCATCCATATCGACAAAGAAAGACTCACGCAATGTATCAGTCGGCACTAGGCCGTAGTACTTGGTTAAGCGTACCATGCCAGATTCATTAGGCATATTGATTTGACTAGCATCCTCTAGGTCAGGGTCGCTTTGAGTACAGGAGAAGTCAACATCCATATAGATGCCATCATCAATACCCATCTTAACAACGTGTTCTGGAACCATCTTATCAATAGCTACACCCAGTGCATCCTCAATGCAGGTGGCTAGGGGGTCGATAAGGAAGTTCTGAGGCATGATAGGGTCTATCTTAACCAAGATACGATCACTACGCATAACCCCAATAGCTGTTACGTTACCCTCCATACCGGGCTGTGGTTGCGTAGCAGGGCGTAGCTCAGGTACTTCCTCCAAGACTAGCTCACCAATACCCGTACCGAATACAGCTGCATTGATTAGGCATTCAGACACAGAGCTGCGCACACGAGCTATCCGCATATCCTCTGTTAGTTGCTTTCTTAGGAACTCAACGTCCCGGCTGTCTGGGTCTTGTAGGTCATCGTGAATATCAAAGAACTCACCCCTACCAAATGTAGCTTCCTCAATCTCAGCTACTGAGGATTCAACAGCTTGTTGAGTTGCAGGGGAGATGAGCCGTGAACGCTCAGAGCTACGCATACTGTCACTCTTGTCCCAGATACCCCGCCATAATCGATAGTACTCTCGGTGCTTTTCATCATAGTTTGACTCATAATGATCTCTCCATAGATCAGCCTTACCCATAATGAAACCTTGTAGGGTTTCTGTCTTATCGTATTCTGCACTCATTTGTCATCTTCCCTTAAATATCTAATTGCGTTTGAAAGGAACTCTTCACTATCGTTAAACATACCCAAACCTTGGTTGCATTTGTTACACAGCAAACCCCTAACCTGTTCTGTCTCATGGCAATGGTCTACATGGAACCTAGCCTTAGATGTGTATTTTTCTTCTATACCACATATCTTACACCTGTGGTCTTGCTCCTCTAGCATCCTATTAAAGTCTTCTAAGGTTATACCATAGCAAGCCAACCCCTGTCTCCGCCTATATTCAGGGGAGTAAGAGTAGGGCTTTTCACTGTTGTATACCTTTGCACTAGCCCTAAGACATACCTTACAGGCAGACCTGCGGCCATCCTTTGCCCTCTTCTCTGTAGAAAAGCTACTTAGATCTTTTGTTTCTTTGCACTTAGTACACTTTTTCATATATTCCTTAGTAGATGTCTGCAAAATAGCCAGAGAAAGAAGCCGATACTTGTATGTTTGTTGTTGAACCCTCTGCTGTAACCCTGACATCATGGTTTGGTTCTACGATAATAAATGGTACAAAGTCTATGTGTTCGGGGGTTCCTTTAGCGCAGGAGAATACTTCAACAGTTCTCCAAAGTGTTGCGTCTTTATCCCTAATCTCTAGCCTCATGTCAGCCTCTGCACCAGACCCTGTTGCCTTTAGCATCTGGGCTGACACATTAGTAATAATTAGATAGTTAGTACTGGCTACGGTGGTTGCACAAACAAGGCTAGACTGCTCTGCCTGTACCAACATACAAGCTGTATCAGCCAATGCCGGTACGCCAGACGTTAAGGAGCCATTGATGTGTGCGTAGACATCCCCTAGTACATCACTGCCCGTTGCCCTCTTAATGCGGGAGACACGATTACAGGGCGTTCCAAGGGCTACTGGTGTTAAACCATTCAATGTTACACTTTGGAATTTAAAAACTAGGTCAGTGCCACTGTAGTAGAATGTGTCAAGGTTTACAACATTACCCACATCACCAGCGTTGGTGGAGTTGACGTGGGTTACATCATCTGTTGCACCTTTGCGGTATTCAATACCATTATAGCTTATGATCTCTTCCGCAGTATCCACATCCTGGTTAAGTCCAAACTTTAGCAAGGTCTTTCTGTTTGCCCTTACAGGCGTACCATAGGTCATCTCTATCTCAGACAACGCCAGTTCAAAGTAGTTATTCGCTTGGTCATCATATTTTGACATAATTAGTATCCTGCTGTTAAATCTTGACACACAAAGTTATCTTCTTCGTAGTCATAGTTGTAAGACACCTTGGCCAACTGGTCTATGTAGGACAGGGAGTCAATGAGATCGTCATGTACCTGTGGGTTTGGGAATTGAAACAGTTGGTCTAGGAACTCTATGTTCCACTCGCCTCGTTCTATGGTAATCTGCCCATGTTCAAACCTACCCTGTAGGGATGCCACAATACGGTCAGTCTTCTTTCTGTTACCGTGGGTTAGCTCCTCAATACGGAAGAACTTACCCCTACGTTTCATCATATCAGTCAATGGTGACATGATTGCTTGTCTTGATATGCCTTTCTCTATCCCTACGGAGATGGCATCGTACTTGGCAACGGTCTCAAATATCTGTTCAGCTGTCTTATCGAACGTCCACCTACCGTATATGATCTCTTTAACGTACCAACCCTGCTCATTGACCTTAACAACAGAGATAGCAGTATTATCTAGCCTACAGTTCTTGCTCTTAGCCTTACCAACCTCCTCAAAGCCAGCCATATCGATAGATATGTAGTACTCACCGTCCTCTGGCTCCTTATCCCCTACCTCAATCCACTCCTCTTTGAAGATAGCTGACCCCATAGCCTCAAATGAAGCCATAAACTCTTGCCTAAAGGCGTAGCTGGACATGGATTTCTTAGCCATGTTGATCTCTTCTGGATCAAGCAGGGGGTTATCGTAGGATGTGAAGTGATAACCAGAGAATGTAGGGTCATCTCCCTTACAGGCGTACTGGTATAGCTCATAGAAGTGATTACGGCCCATCGGGGTTCCGATAAACATGGCACTACCCTTCTGATCCGCTAGGGCTGGGCGTAGTATTTGTTCCCACACATCGGGTTTAATGTCAGCGTACTCATCTAGTACCAAGAACTTGAGGCTAACACCCCTCATAGTCTCTGGCCTATCACCGCCCTTTAGGGATATAGTAGCACCATTGATTAAAGTGATCTGTAGGTTGTTAATATGGCTTGCCTTAATGACAGGGCTGGCAAGCTCCATGAGTATCTTCCACATAATGTCCCTAGCCTGACCCTGTGTAGGGGCAACGTAGAAGACATCTCCCTTAGTGGTCTGTAGGGCATTAACAATCAAGGCCCATGCAGCTAGTCTAGTCTTACCTGTACGCCTACCAGCAGCAATAACCTTGAAACGAGCCTTATCGTTCCATACGGTTTGCTGCCATGGTAGTAGCTTGATAGCTAAATCTGTACTCATTATAAGAAGAACTTCTCTGTACGGGCAATGGTAGCCTCATCTGGGGCTGTGTGATGGCCCTTGTAGTACAACTCCTTCATAGAAGCTGGATTACCCAGTGCAGCCCCTTTGAGAAGGGTATCACCGTAGCCGGGTTGTCCTATAGTCTTCTGAGAGATGTCAGCTAGGAACATATCACGCTGTTGCTCATATGACAGGGACGACATCATGTCTCTGTGTAGCTCCTTTGATACATCACCACTGTATACTTCCTTAAAGGACTTAGCCCAATCAGGTAGTTCCCCTGCCCTCTCCATACGGTTGATAGCTGGCAAGACAGAACCCTTTACAAACTGGAATGCCCCTGTAGCCGACGTAGTGTCGTTCTTAGCCTGTGTATCCCTATTGGACTCTATCTGTGCAACGGTATCAGCAAACTTGATTAGGTTGGCTTCTCCTTTGCTGTCGAGGCCCAAGCGACTAGATATGCCCTTTAGTAATTGATTGTCTTGGGAAGTACTATCTTCTTCCATGGGGTTGATGTAGGGTTCTAAGACCTTCTTGTTGAATGCAGTAATATCACCATATTCCATACTACTTCCTACCTTTAGGTTTGATACCTAGTGCCTTGTTCTCTGCATCCTGTAGCTTCTTGGCCCTACCACTCATTGCCTTAGCTGCTTTAGCTGCTGCGCCTGTACCAAGTATAGATGCTTTAGGTTTCTTAACTGGTTTCTTGACCTTACTCATTACTCTACCTCATAGTCTGTATAGGGAATATCAATAAGGGGACTACCCTTATCAGTATCACCTATGGTCTGTATATCCCCACCAACACCTGTGATAGTGATATTAACGGATGCCTTACCACCAGTGTTCTTAGCTTCATCGAAGTAGGATAGGGGCATGATACGATCTACTACTAGCTTCCACGCAGCCGCCTGATTCTTATGTTCATCGTCCAAGGCAGCATTAAGGATACTATCCATAACCCTACGGGACTTAGGGCTAGCTAGTAACCTAGCCTTGTACTCCCTAATGGTGGCAGCGTCCCCAGAAGGTCTACCTAAGACCCTCTTCTTCTTTGATTCAACTAATGCTTTCTTAGGTCTACCTGTCTTCTTACGCTCAATCTTACGAAGAGCTACTTGTTCATCCAGGGTTTGAGCCATTATAAGCTACCTTGTGTATACTCTAACATACTCTTGTTACCTTTCCTGAGGTTCCATGATGCAGGTACTACCTGTAGGTTAGCTGCCGAGTTTAGGCCACAGGCTTTGTCGTGCTGTACAGGGACTATGTGGTCAACGTGCCACTGTACGCCTGTAGCCCCCTCCCTGTCCTTGCACAGTAAGTATGCCTCTTCCAAAGCGAACTGGTCTAGCTCTGTCATGTTGTAGTTGCTAACCAAGTCTCTACGTTTAACCTCGTAGCTGTAGACCCTTTCTTTGTTTGATTGCTTCCACTCCATTATGCCCGCTGCTACAGACTCCTTGTTAGCCACCCTGTATCCCTTCTTATATAGTTGTAGGTGTTCTTTATTCTCTTTGGCCCACTCTATCTTATACTGGGCTATACGCTCTTTGTTCTTTAGGCGGTAAGCCTTATTACAGTGCTTACAGGCAGTGCAGTATCCATCCTTAGTAGACGCAGTCTTGGCGAAGTCTGTAGTAAGCCTTGGTAGGTCACACTTTGTACAGTGTTTGGTACTCATGCTTTCTTAGCCTTGAACATCTGGGTTAACTTCTGTATGCCGAATGAGGCTGCGAACACTACACCTAGCGCAGTCTGGTAGTACTCAGGCATGGTATCTAGTGCAGCAAAACCCCTAACTACCATATCCTCATTACCTGTAAAGGCTAGTATCAAGGGTATGGACACAAGCAAGGTTAACCACTCATCCTTTAAAGAGTTAGAGGAAGCCTCAGCCATAGACTGATTCCATTCCATCTCTCCAGAGGCTACCTTAGAGGCTATAGCAGTCTTAGCCTTAGTAACCTCCAGCTTTAGGTTGTTCTCAGCTTTCTTATTCTCAACCTTACCAGTTAGGTAGGTATTCACCAAACTAGCTATAGGGGAAATTAGCATTGATAACATTTATACCACCTTGAAATGAACATAAGTAATAGGCGAATAAAGACAGTAAGAACTATCGTAATAAAGATTAACGTAATAAAACAATAGTACACAGCAAAGAATAGCTTAGTAACAAACTGTATAATAAGATTAACGTAAAAAGAGAGAGAGATAGAGTTATGAATACAGCTATCCCCTCTTGTTAACCTCAAGAAGCTGCTAGAAGCTTATCAGGTAGTAGTTAATGTATGTATTAATTATTAACTCTCTTTGTGTTCCCTGATAAGCATATAACATACTATAAGGAATATTATATCATATTTGGTATATACCTGTCAATACCCTTATCGATATTAGTCTATTTTATTATATAAACATAGTAAACACTCAAGGTGTTTAACCTTCGGTTCAGGCAGTCTAACCTTCGGTTCACTCTGTACGTTTCCCGTTATTACTAATAGTACATTATACCATTGATATATATAACTATAGCATATAACTATCATGAACTGTTTTACACCCCCGATAAGCTATTGGTATATTGTTTACTTACAGTCAACTATTGATAAACCTATATTGACCTTATTTTGTGATTGGGAGGGTACTATTAAGATCAATAAGGCCGCAGC